TAGCACCTATTGGGCTAGTCGCTATTGCTAAAATCTTATCAGCAAATAATGTAATTCCACTCACTATTTTATATGCTATAAATGCTTCACCAATTGTGACAAAAGCATTTGCAATAGTATCTATTGTATCAGCATCAAGTCCTGTTAGGTTACTAAAGAAATCTTTGACACCACTTAATGCTTCTTCAAATGTCGCAGTAACGTATGACCATATGCTCTTCCAATCAATATTTAATATAACATCTCTTAGTTTGGCACCTAGTTCTCCCCAATCGACTCGTTCTATTAATAATTTGAAATTATTTAAAACACTTATGACAACATTTGTTATTTTATCTGCTATGATAGATGCATCTAATTTTAAAAATGCTGTTTGTAATCCACTAGCAAATTCAGTTATTGCTCCACCAATAGCATTGATTATAACTTCTGGTTTAAATGATGCTAAGAAATTATTTAGATTTTTTCCCAAATCTTCCCAAGGTATTTCCTCGAAAAACATTTTTAAAGTATATGGTACAGTTGATAATTGTTGTGTTAACTTTTTACCGAATGTTCCCCAATTTAATCCGTTTATAGCACCTCTCATAAATGAACCAAATTTTTGTGCGATATTTCTTAATTTCTTTTCAAGGACATCAAAGTCAACAGCATCCAAAGCACCATTAAGTCCTTCGGCAAGAACTTTACCAACGCCTTCCCATTCGCCACTATTCCAAGCGGCTTTTATTTCATCACGTAGTTTTCTAACCCAATCTATTACTTTTTGTATAGGCGATAAATCGATGGTATCTAATTGTATTAAATCATTTTCATCACCGCTGCCTTTTGGAAATTCTACCACGTTTAAATCATCAAACTTTTGTAGATTACCTAAGGTATCTTTAGCAGATTTGCCCCAACCTTTCATTGCCTTTTCGTTTGCTCTGGCGATTAAATCAATACCAGTTAAAGCAAGTATAACTGAGTACACAACCCTAACAAATTGTTTAAACAACCAAGTAACGTTTTCAATGGCAGGGGCTAACTGTGCACCGAGTGCCTTCCAGTTGTTTGTTATTTGCCATGTGAGTTCAGCATCCATTTTCATATATTCACTTACCGCTTTACGAGTTGCTGTAAATATTGTACGAGTACCTAGTAACGATAATCCGATTTGTTTTATTTTACTTATAATACTAGATGCTCGCCTAGTAACTGATTTAGCAAACTGGTCTTGCATCTTGATTATATTTTTATAACCGCTAGTCATTTTATTCAATGACCTAGAGAACACCTCATGGTCTTTAGTTGATTGTCTAGTATAAGTTCTTATTTTAGTAGCAGATTTACCATATCTATCTGCCAATTGGTTTATAGCAGAATATCCTTGACTTATTTGTCCTAGTTTATCCGCTAAAGGTGTTAGTGATGTAGCAAGTTCTCCACTAACTCTTGAAACATTTTCTAAAACCTTAGGGTTTATTTTACTAAAAGCAGTAGGTAATTTTTCTAAACTATCTATTGTTTTTTCCAAACCTTTTGGATTTGATATATTAGATAATGATTGTAATTGCTTTCTTATATCGGTTATTGGTTTTAATCTTTCAGCAACTTTATCCAAGCCTCTACTAGCGGTCTTTAATTCTTCAAGACTTTTAGCAAGTTTAGATAGACTATTAAATCCCCCTTTTACGGCAGTTCTTAATTCACTCAATGTTTCTGCTAATTCACTTATATTTTGCTTTGCTGCACCAGCACTAGCACTAATCTGTATCTCAACTTTGTCCAAAGTCACTGCTGAACCATCCATATAACCACCTCTCATTCTTATTTATTAAAATGTTGTTTCGTAGCATCAAACCATCTATTGAAATTAACAATGGCTTTAAGCCTTTCGTTTTCTTTTTCTTGCTCTTTTTCTTCTTCTGTTTTCTCTTGTAACTTATCCAATAAAAATGGCTTTTCAGGATACGGTAGAGGTTTTGCACCTTTTTTAGAAAAGGCATGTAGTACAGGAGAGCAATCTAATACAGCCTCGTATACATACATGCCTATCATCCAATTATTTTCGTCTTGTTGCTTTATACGCAACTTATTAGCATCCCTATAAAATTTCACCATAAAAGATGGACCAAACCAAAAATCATTGTATGACATTCCCTAGGACATATATATCGGACACGCTTCTTCAAAGGTTTCAGTAAGAGAAGTAGACTCTACTTTTGACTTTTCTTCGGTGATAAGTCCACTACTTCCCAAGTTGCGTTTCCCTCATCACCTTCTGGTTCATCGAATAATGCTTCATAAGTCTCTTGTATCATTGTTACAAGAGTTTCAACCAACTTCTTTTTGTCCTTACATTTAGCGTATATCTCATCGATTGTTGCTTGATTTGTTTTTCTATGATGCTTTAAGAAAGCACCTGCGAAAGCAAGGTCAATATTACTCATTGGTTTATTTATAAATTCATCAACGACAAATCCATTTGCTTCCATTGTCTTAATAACCATTCTGTCATATTCCAATGTATAAGGGACATCCTTGTATGTTAAATTAATTTTAGTATTCATTTATCTTATTTCCTTTCTTTATTAAGCGGATACATTGCTAGGTTTTGCTGCTTTAACTGGTGCACCAACTGGTGTAATGTAGTTAGTTATTTCTAATACAGTATTTACACTTGTTTCAGGTAATCCCATTGCACTAGGGTTTCCAGGAAAATAAAATGCTTCTGTTAAACCTGGAACAACTATAACGAACCAAGTTCTTAAACCACTTACTTTACCAGTATTATATGCAGTCATTAAGTTATCCCAAGTACTTATTAAAGACTCTGTTAAGTTGAATGTAAATTCAAGAGCACCACCTAAATCTTTTAAACCATCAACATAAGTTTTGTATTCAAGTTCATCTAATGTTGTTGTTTCAAGAGCATCAGGCGCTGGGTTCAAACTTGGTGTAGATTTAATTCCGTATATTCTTGTATAACCACTAGTTGGTCTTTCTCCTGCTGTAGTTTCAACAGCATAGTGTAATTGTACACCTATTGTAGATAAGTCAATTCTACTATTCATTTTAATACCTCCTATATATAGTATTTGTATCTAATTCTAACGAACATTCATATCGTAAATATCCAATTATAACATTGTTATCGTTTGGATGTGGTGTCATTGCCAATGAGCCCAAGCGTCTAAAACAACGATACCTAGGTCCTTTTAAATAGTCGTCAACAATTTTTGCAATTGCTCTAACATTTTGAACCGCAGTTTTGGTTTCAGATTGCTCAGCATAAAAGGCGAATTGATACCCCATATCACTTACTCTTTCTGTTTCATCAAAAAATCTTTTATTATCTTCATTTTGTATTTCTTCGATTGTTATACCGGGATAAGTTATTTTTGGATAACGTTCATATTTTTCTTTAACTAACATATTGGGATATGTTTCGTTAGTTGAAAACAATTCTTTAATATCATCAACAAGTTGATAAATTAATATATTATCCATAACAATCCCTCCAGTTTATTTTAATATTCTTAAAGCATCATTTAATTCTTCTGCTATTATTTCACCCTTAATTTTTCTTATATGCTGTAAAGCCGTATATATTTGTTTTCCTGATGGTACACCTTCGGTATATCCTGTTATGGTATAGCCACTACCATCAAAATCTAAATCAAAATACGGTTGACCACTCATAGGTGGATATATCCAATAGTGCCGACCATTGTAAGGATTTATATGAGTGCTAACATATGAACCACTATTATATGCATTTAAACCAAAATTATTTTTCATCGGATGTGGATTTGATGCGCCTTCTTCACCTGTACCAAATTCGTCATACACGGCACCTGTTCCATATAAATATACACTACCTTTGAAACCATTACTTATGCTATATGGTTCATCAATACCAACTTCACTCTTATCTGTATTATTGCTAAATGACTGAGAGTTTATATCGCTGGCTATTTTATAACCTTCGTTTAACAAACCATTAACTATACCACGGGTTGCTTCTTCGCTAAGTGACGATTGAATATACCCATCTGGTTTCAATACTTTTATTAATTCATTAATTGGTTCTCCTGGTTTTGTTGTCCATATATTAAATTTTGTAATACTCATTATTCTTTACCACTCAATCTTTTAAGTGTTACTTCAACAACATTAAGAGATACACGTGGGTCACTATCAACTTCATAATCAGCGTCTTTGCATAGTATATTGAAATGTTCTATATCAGGTATAACCTTTATGTAAATCCTATCTTTCGGATGAAATGTATCAGCATATTTTAAATCTGCTTTTATTCTCATATATTTTGGATAATCAAGACCCAGTGCAATTAAATCTCCGTCACTATTTGTGGCTTGATAATTTATTTTTATTTTCTCTGGTGTATGATATTTTGCGATACCATTATCTTCGTACTCTGTACAAAGATATATTACACGTTTATTTCTTTTAAGTGTTCTCATGAGACCACCACCTATTTAATTAACGGAATTATTTGTTGCACTAATTCTCTAGGATAATCCATTGATGAACCGTAACTTCTCGATACACCATTTTCGGTATGACTAGTTTGTCCTTCCGCTCCAATTTTAGCAATCGCAGAAATACAAAATGGTATAATCAAGTATTCGTATTTCTCATCATATAATTTTGTATTAGTTGGTGTAAATCTTCTACAACGATTGATTTCAGCAATGGCTCTATTTATTTCATATTGCAAGTAATCATCATCAAAATCATCGACATCAAAATCTCTTGCGTTAAGAACTATTTTTAATTTGTTTAATAATTCATTTGCCATTATTATCACCAACCTTATCTTTTACGTTTATTATATTTTTTATCCATTTCATAATTATTATGAATGGGTTTTATTTCTTTTACTTCTTTTATTTTGGATAATTCTATATCCAATGTAGTTTGTGTTATTTCAGTAGAACCATTTACTTCAATTTTATTATTCGTTGGAGTAATAGTTCCATCTTTTGATATAATAACTTCTACATATATTGATGGGGAAATGTTTACATAACATTTGTTATTTATTGAATAAAGCATTATTATTCACCCCTTTTTCTTCTAGGTTTTGAACTCTCCTTAGTTTCTTTAGGTTTTGTAACCTTAGTTTCTTCAAGTTCTACAACCTTATTTTCTTTAGGTTCTACAACTTTTTCTTCCTTGACTACTGCCTTAGGTTTTTCTTCAATAACAGGTTTATAGCCAAGGGGTGCATATAAACTTTTATATGCCCCTTGTGTTACAACCTTAATATCATTATCTTTAAAAATTCTAATCATTATGCTGATGCAGCGGCAGTGTCAACAATTAAGATTTCATTTGCTCTTTCAAATGATGGAAGTGCAACCATAGAAACTTTAGTTTCAACTGTTACTGGGTCATGTTCTTTATGAGTAGTTACAGCAATAGCATTATCAACGATAGATACTTCTGCTGCTAAAGAGTTCATTAAGTCACTTTCTTCTGGTGTTACACCAAAGTGAGTTTCACCAAGTGTTCCATTTGGTAAGAATACAACTGTATCATCTGCTACATATTTAACAGCATCGCCGTTTTCATCAACATATACGTTATCGTATACATAGAATGATACACCAGTTTCATTGTAAATATAATCTAGTGCTCTAGCAGTAGTTACATTTACTGTTCCGTTAGCAAATACATATACTGCATTTTTGATAGCAGTGTTTGTTCTGAAATTCTTAGCAACAGTTGAGTTACAAATTGCTCTTGTAATTTCAATTCCTTTTGCTTTCATTTCTTCAACATAAGAAACTATATCTCCTAAAATGTCTGCATCTGGGTTTGACCAAGCAGTAGCAACAGTTTTCTTTTGGTCTGCTTCTACGCCATAGTCATATGAATATGCTTGACCGTTACTTGCTAAAGTGATAGCACCAGTTGTTAACGCTTCCATTCTCATTCTTTCAAGTGTAATACGGCTAGCGTTAATTAATTCAATTTCATCATTGAAGATTTTTGTTAAGATAGAATTAATTACTTGTTCGTTATTTGTTTGAAGTAAAGTATTTAAGTTCTTTCTTAATTCTTCATCAATGTACATACTTTCTTTGAAGAAAGGCATTTCTGTTTCGTATTTCTCGAAACCTTTTCTATCACGTCTGATAGATTTACTATCATATGCTGATAATCTTAAACCTAATGGTTGATTATGTGCACCTTTAATCCATTCTAGTTTAACACCGATTTCCTTTACGCTAGGGAATAATGTTTCACCAAGTAATGGTTGTTGGTTAAGATTTTTTTCTAACCAAAATTCTGCTATATTCTTTGCAGTTACTAACTCGAAAATACTCATTAAATAGCACTTCCTTTCACGAAGATTATTCTAGGTAAATCTGCTTTTGCTGTTTCAATAGCAGTTACAACGTCATCTTCTAATTTTAATAAATCAATACATCCTGCTAGAACTAATGTTCCGTTTCCTTTACCATCAGCATCTAATTTAACATCATGTAAAAGAACACCTTTAGCAGAACTTGTTGATGCTGTGAAAGCAGTATCTCTATCTTCAATGTCACCAGTTAATGGTTGACCTGCATAGATAGTAGCATTAGCACTTCCACTTAATACTATTGGTAAACCGATATAAAAACTATCTTGACCAATTAGTATTTGTTTTTGATTTTTTCCATAATCAAAATTCTTTACCATGTTTGCCATGTTTATCTCTCCTTTTCTTATCTTTTAAAATAATCAACTTGTTCTTTGTTGATTTGACCCAAACTAGCCTGTGCTAATGTTTTACCAAGATTTTCAATGCTACGTGAGCCATTATTACCGTCACCTTTGTTTTGGTTTCCAAATTGACCCATTTTATCTTTAATAGCATCTTGCTTACCTTTATCGTAAGCATCTTTTGTTAACTTAGCAACGTACTTAGCAATTGAGTTTGTTTTATTAGCATCGTCAGAAACAATGCTATCAATGAACGAACCATAGTCAGCATCATCATCTTTAAGACCCAAAATAGATTTC